TAACTCAACTCAAGCAATTGGTTATGCAGCTCACTCAGAAGGTTCTGTCACATATGCAAATGGACAAAGCGCTCATGCCGAAGGTTCCGGAACATATGCAGATGCAGATGTTTCGCACACTGAAGGACAACTCACTGCAACCATGGACATGGGCGCTCATGCTGAAGGTCTTTTCACAACGGCGGGTGGTATACGATTACTTAACGTAGCTACTAGTAGTGGTGATTATTTTACTGAAACACAAGTATATGTTCAAGGAGATGTATTATCACAATATCCAAATTCAGCAGTTCCGGGCGCGTACATACATTTCCAGGTACCATACACAACGCAGCCACCAGCACCAACCGACGACCCATATGATGTTGTTAATACTACAATATTGTCATCATCGTACGATTCCGGAACAAACAGTACAACATTGACAATACCAACAATGTCAAATTATGCATCATTAGATGCCACAAATGGCGCTGTGACATATGTGTTTCTTGAAAATATAGAAGAATCACAAACATGGAATGCATTCTATGGAAGCAATGCACACGCTGAAGGATATTTTACAACGGCAACGGGACGATATTCACACGCAGAAGGAAAGAGTACACGAGCCTTTGGAGAGTCTAGTCATGCAGAAGGTGAAGGCACTGCAGCATACGGCACCGGATCGCATGCTGAAGGTAGTATCAGCCACGCCGGCCGCGGAGATGCATATTTAATCGATACTGCAGGTACCGTCAACCCCGGTAGCACAGAAATTGTAGTTAATTCAAAGTATGGCGATTTAACCGGAGAATTTAACCCCGGACACACAATACAATATTATGACCAATTGGGCAATGCATCTGTTCCTGCTATAATATCATCATCGGTTTGGAGTAGCCCAAACACAATTATTGGCACATATGGAGCTCTCATCAACGGCGCCGGCGGAAGCATCGCACGCGCAGACACTAATAACTCCGGCGATTATGAAACTGGTGGGAACTATGCTCATGCAGAAGGCAACGGCAAAGCATTCAGTGAATACAGTCATGCAGAAGGCAAAGGATCAATCGCTGCTGGAATATATTCTCATGCAGAAGGTAATGGCACTGTAGCAGCAGCTGCATATTCTCATGCAGAAGGAGTAAGTAGCCAGACCCGCGGCGATTATAGCCATGCTGAAGGAAATAACACTGTAACATATGGTATATGTTCCCATGCAGAAGGCGAAAGTTCAACAGCCGGCGGGTGGGGTTTGCATGCCCAAGAGGTAACTGCCGGTGTTTTCAATTTCGAACAAGCCGGCGACGTTACATCATATTTCACAAACGGTACTCAGATTGTTTTACACGATCTAAATGCGCTTATCGCGTCAGAGCCAACCACATACGTTTTTACGGTTAATTACTCAACCTGGGATGGCACTAAAACCTATGTTACCTTAACTGACACATCTTTAACACTAGGTAACAAAGTCATCATTGGCATATATGGAAATCCGGGAGCTTTTAGTTTTATTGATTCAACATATGGCAATGCATCACACGCAACAGGCGGTAGCGGCGTAACCATAGGAGACTATTCATATGTCGGCGGCGACACTAATATAGCTCTAGGATGGAAACAACATGTTGTTGGTAAATACAACCAAACAAGTTCCAAAGCAGGTGCATTCATTATAGGAAATGGTAGTGAAGGCGGAGGCCGGAACAATTTAATGTTAGCATATGACAATCGAGTTGAAGTAACTGGATCTGTAATGGCAACGATGGGATTCACCGGTTCACTTCTAGGAACTGCCGCAACAGCATCATTCTTGTTGGGAAGTGTTGCATCAGCATCATTTGCTACTACAGCAGCAACAGCATCGTTCTTATTAGGAAGTGTTGAATCAGCAACATCAGCATCAGTAGTTAGTATTACAAACAATACCTCAACCAACGCAACATATTATCCAACATTTGTTTCATCAACGAGCGGCCATCAACAAATACAAGTTGATTCAAGCACATTTACATGGAATCCAAGTACAGACACATTAACAGCTGCAAATTTTGCCGGCAATGCATCAAGTGCTACTACGGCAGGAACTGCAACAACTGCTGGTACAGCAACAAATGCAGATAAACTTTACAATGCCTCAAACGGAGACAATACCGCAAAATACATTTTATTTACTGACGGTCAAAACAGTTATTTCAATGGACAAACGGCAGGCACGATAACATTCAATCCTACTTCGAATATATTATCAACACGTACTATATCAACTAATACATCGTTACTAAGTACCGGCTCGACCACGTTAAGTGGTTCAACAAGAATCATAGGACCTGTAACTGTCACCGGTTCATTGCGTGGACAAGTTATTTTGCCAACCATTACAACAAATACAGCATCATTAGATTTTTCAATTGCAAACTTCTTTACATGTTCGTTAGCTAATGGTGTTACCACACACGTATCTGCATCAAATTATTTACCAGGACAAACAATAAACATGTTAATTGTACAAGGATCTGCGGGTACTGGAAAAGTATCATTCCCAGCAGCATTCAAATCAGGTTCATTGTATACAGGCTCGGCAGTTGCCAACGCAGTTGATATAGTTACATTCATCACATTTGACACTACAAATATTTATTTAAGTGCAATAAGAAATTTAAAATAATATGTTTTCACCATTTGCTTTTATACAAGATCCAGAAGTTCTCGCAGCTGCAATACAACAATACATACTAGCCGGCGGTGATTTTACTACATTCAATGTTCCTAACTACGGCGGCATTGTTAGAACTAATATAACCGGAGGATTGGATACTACGTTTAATATGAGTATTGGTTTCCCAAATCTTGTAAATGACGCTAAATATCAATCCAATGGAAAATTAATCGCAGTTGGAAACTTTACAACATACGGACCAAATACAGGCATTACTCGAATAATCCGTATAAATACAGATGGTACACTTGATGCTACATTTAACACTACTGGATTTAATGCAGCTGTAAATACTGTAGTTATACAACCCGATGGTAAAATAATTTGCGGAGGGACATTCACTACATACAGAGGTGTAACGGTTAATAGAATAGTACGCATAGATTCAACCGGTACACGTGATGCTACATTTAATGTAGGAGTTGGATTTGATGGTACCGTAAACACGTTAGCTATTGAACCTAGTAGTAAAGTACTTGTCGGAGGAGCATTTACTACATATAGTGGGTCAACAATCAATAGAATAGCACGTTTAAATTCAAATGGAACAGCAGATACCATTAATTTTGGTGGAGGCTTACAATCATTTAATGACACTGTAAATGATATACAATTACAATCTGATGGTAAAGTGGTTGTTGGTGGAAACTTTACAACTTATGCTACATTTAATAATTGCCTTAGAATTGCTCGTTTAACCAATAGCGGATCTTTTGATACTACATTTAGTGGTTCATTTTTTGATAACAATGTAAACAATCTAAAAATTCAACCTGATGGTAAAATAGTTGTTGTAGGACAGTTTACCAATAAAATAGCGCGCATATATCTAGTAGGTAACCAAATAACTGCGGATCCGGATTTTAAAATCGGCAACGGATTTGATAATTTTAACAACCTCCCAGCGGCTGGTACGATACAAATTGATTCGAATAAAAACATATATATAACTAATAATTTTACTAGTTATAGTGGGTCAAATGCCTCACGTATTGTAAGACTTTTACCTAGCGGAGCTATAGATACATCATATAATGTAGGCCCCGGACTACGCGGCTCATTACTTAATGTTGCTTCTACTGCTACATATGGTTCTGGAACTGCGCTGTCAGGGAGTGTAGTTCAGATATATGGTCAGTTTGCCACATATGCGCAACCACCATCAAATCGTCTTTCTTTAGTGTCTACTACAGGAAATAGTGCGTCGTTTTTTGATATAGGTGAGGGATTTAGTGCCGGCGTCTATTCGTATGCTACTGAATCAAATGGAAAAATTATAGTAGTAGGTACCTTTGGAGAATTCGCGCAAACGCGCAATGCAGCAATTGTTCGCTTAACACCAACTGGTTCTAGAGATACTACATTCATATCTAGTTCTGGTTTTGATGGTCTCGCAAATGCTGTGGCTATTCAATCTGATGGAAAAATAGTTGTCGGAGGATCATGGGTCAGTACATATAGTGGTTCGGCAGCTCCTAGAATAATTCGTTTAAACACATCTGGTTCAATTGATACTACATTTAATCCTGGCACCGGATTTCCACTCAATAACAACGTAAATACTTTGGCTATTCAATCTGATGGGAAAATAGTCGCGGGAGGCACATTTACATCATATAGCGGTTCAGCAGCTAACAGAATAATACGTTTAAATACAGATGGTACAATTGACAATACATTCTTATCTAGTTCTAGATTTAATAATAATGTAAATGATATAGCTATTCAATCTAATGGAAAACTATTAGTGATTGGAAACTTTACAACATACAGCGGTTCAACGATTAATAGGATAATACGTTTAAATACAGATGGTACGCGAGATACCTCATTTAATCCTGGAACTGGTGGATTAGGTACTGCTGGGTCTGTTTTAGCATTACAATCCGATGAAAAAATAGTCGCCGGCGGAGCATTTACATCATACAGTGGTTCTACTGTATACCGAATAGTCCGGATAAATACAGATGGTACACGAGATACTACATTTAACGCAGTTGGATCTAATAATATTGGTTTTGGCGGTACCGTAACTGGTCTAGGAATACTTGCCGATGGACGCATTGCCGTAGGAGGCGAATTTTTAACATTCAATTTAGAGACACCCCCTACGAGAATTGCAATATTATATCCCACCGGCGGTTATGATTCATCATTCAATCAACCGAGTAGTCCATTTAATAGCTCCCCTGGTGGATATAACAATAATTTAAGAAAAATATTAATTTTAAATGCATAATAAATACTATGACACTTAAAGAATTTTTACAAGACAAAACATTGACAGCAGTTGAATTAATCGATTTTGATTACAATCAGATTATCAATGTTTATGTAGATGCAGCATGTTATGGTTTAGCAATCGATACATCAAATATTCCAGCTGGCACGCCATTAACATATACTGTGGATTTTACATTGGATGAAGATATCTTATCAGTAAGTGATTTTTCAATCAACATAAATGATGTTGAGATGCTTGGAATGTAACAATTAATTTCTTATATTAAAAGAAAAAGGAAACAAGTTATGACCAGAAAACTGGACAACGAACATCTAGAAGAAATTCAATCTCTAAGAGATAGCTTCGCAAAAAATTCAACCACATTAGGAAACATTGCAATTGAACTTCATGTATTAAATCGTCAATTGGAAATCATGAACGCAGAACAAACAAAGTATTTAGATCAATTTGAGTCTTTGAGAAAACAAGAATCAGATCTTTTAGAAAAGATGCGTGAACGATACGGCGAAGGACAAATCAATGTTGCTGACGGAACATTTACTCCTGATTCAGGTTTAGCACAATAAACACATATTTATATAAAAAAATCATAGGAGTATTAAATGGCAGAAAGAATAGTATCACCTGGCGTGTTTACGAATGAAGTAGATCAATCGTATTTAGCAGGTGGAATTGCACAAATAGGTGCAGCGATTGTAGGTCCAACATTAAAAGGACCTGCACTAATTCCTACTCAAATATCATCTTACGGAGAATTTGTTAGTAAATTTGGATCATATACAGATGATTCATATATACCGTTCGTCGTTCAAGATTATTTGAGATCAGGAAATGTAATTACAGTAACACGTTTATTGTATGAAGATGGTTATAAATTAACCAATGGTGGTTTAGCAATCATTGCTGAATCAAGTTCTACGGCAGGAACAACAAAAATTGTAACTCATGTATTACATCCAACTTTACCGGTAACAACCGATGGCGCATCAAATGTATTTGAAAAAAGTCTTTTAACATCAGGAGCTCCTGGTAGTAATGGTGCATTTACATTGAACCTGTCAGGATCATTTGCAGCAGCACAAGACAATGCAATTGGCTTTTCATCGTTTACAGCAGGAAATGGTTCGGCTATTCCATTATCAATTGTTAGCACAGACAATAATTATGTGTCTACAACATTAGGTAATTCACCGAAATCAATTCAATATCCAGTTTATGTTCAATATGAAAACCCAACAGCAACATCTGCATTTGCAACACTTGCACATGTAACAATGTCATTGGCTTATTTACCGTCATATGAATTAGTTCAAGATTACACCGTAGCATCAACACCATGGATCACATCACAGAAACAAAGTGGTATAGCAGTTAACTTGTTACGCTTCCATACATTGTCTCATGGTACAAATGTTAACTACGAAACTAAAATTGGTATTCGTGACATTGTAACTTTACCAGAAGCAGTGACAGGAGAGTATCCAACATTTACAGTTGAAATTCGCAGAGTTAACAATGCAAACTTACCAGCAGCTCAACCATATTATGGTTTAGTATCTGATACAGATGAATCTCCTGCAGTTGAAATATATACAAATGTAAACTTAGATCCATCATCAGCTCGTTATATTGCTCGTGTTATTGGTGATAAAGATAGAACAATTGATAATGATGGAAGATTATCAATCTCCGGAGATTATGAAAATTTATCGGCATATGTACGCGTAGAAGTAACTAATGCAGTTAAGAAGAAAACAAATAACAGTGCATTGATTCCATTTGGATTCCGTGCTGTAACATCTCCGATTCCAAATGCGTCTGCTTCATTCAATTTAAAAGAAGCAACATACACAACATCACAAGTAGGTTCAACGGGAATTAATACCAATACATATTTTGGATTTAATTTTGCAGTAACAAACAACTTGAATTATTTAGCACCAACTCTTACATCAGGATCAACAACTGGTAGCAATTCAGATTTCTATTTAGGAGATGTAAGTCAAGATGCAGCATTGGGCTTCCCATCATCTGCACCGTATTCAAATTCATTGCAAGGTGCATTGACAGGATCAACTATGTCTACCAACGTTGCATTGTCAACACGTAAATTCATTGTACCATTCCAGGGTGGATTTGACGGAGCTAAACCTAACTTAAAAAAATATTCAGGTGAAAATATTACTGCAGCAAATACATTTGGTTTTGCATGTAATTCAACAACATCGGCAGGAACAACTGCTTATAATAAAGCATTTGCATTATTAGGAAATACAGATTATTATGATATGAACTTGTTGGTTACTCCAGGTATCATTCATAGTTTGCATCCAATTATTACAAATGCAGCTCGTAATTTAGTTGAAGCTCGTCAAGATACATTCTATGTAATGGATTCAAATGCAGTAACAGATTCACTTACAACGGTAGCAAATCAAGTAGCTGGATTGGATAGCAGTTATACATCAACATATTGGCCATGGCTTCAAATTCGTCGTCCTGATAACAATGTTGCAATGTTCGTTCCGCCATCAGTAATGATCCCGGGAGTATTAGCATTTACAGATCAAAATGCACATCCATGGTATGCACCAGCTGGTTTGAATCGTGGTAGTTTAACAGGAGTTAGTGCTACAAAAATTAATTTGTCACAAGCTGATCGTGATACATTGTATAATGCTCGTATTAATCCTATTGCGAACTTCCCTAATGAAGGGGTAGTAGTTTGGGGTCAAAAGACTTTACAGGCTCGCCCAAGTGCATTAGACCGAGTAAATGTACGTCGTTTGTTGATTGCTGTTAAGAAATATATTGCGTCTTCAACTCGTTATTTGGTATTTGAACAAAATACCGATGCAACAAGATTGAGATTCTTGTCAATTGTTAATCCGTATTTAGAAAACGTGAAAAATAAACAAGGATTATATCAATTCAGAGTTGTTATGGACCAATCAAATAACACCCCAGATTTAATTGATCAAAATATTTTATATGGTCAAATTTTCCTTCAACCAACCCGCACTGCGGAATTTATTATTTTAGATTTCAATATCCAACCAACGGGAGCAAGTTTCTCTCCAGGTTTGTAATAATAAATAACATTTTAAAGAAAGGTAGGACTTAGGTTCTACCTTTTTTACTTTGCCGATATTTATATAAAACAAAAAGAGGAACTTAAATGGCATTAACACCAACCTTACCAGATATTAGCCAAAGTGATTTATTTAGTAGTGCATTTTCGTGGGAACCGAAATATGCTAATAGATTTATTATGCAATTAGCTGGTACTAATATACCTGCGTATTTAATCAAAGCTGCAGCTCGACCATCAATGACAAATGGAGAGATTGTTTTAGACCACATTAACGTTGACCGCAAGGTTAAAGGAAAAAGTCGTTGGAACGATATTGCTATCACATTGTATGATCCAATTACAAGTGAAGGTGCACAAGCAGTAATGGAATGGGTACGTTTCCACCACGAATCATTAACAGGTCGCGATGGGTATTCATCAGATTACAAACGTAACATAGAATTCTACGCATTGTCTGCATTAGGTGAAAAAATTGAAAACTGGACATTGCAAGGTGCTTTTATTTCTGAAGCAAATTTCGGTCAAATGGATTGGGGAACAGAAGAAGCCATGACAATTGAATTGACATTGAAATACGATTACGCAATATTACAATACTAAGAATGCATATATATGGGGGCTAAACACCCCCATTTTTTATGTTCGCACATATTTATAATAAAGTTATAGGAGTTAAAATGAGTGGAATGACAGACCGAATTGCAAATCAAGATTTAGTACAATTAGCTAAGGCTCAGTACGAGCAACAAAAGCGAAATACAATCCCATCAGAAATTATTAAATTAATAAGTAACGGAATGGTATATCCTAAAGATCATCCACTTCGCCCCGGAAATATCGAAATGCGGTATATGACTGCATATGATGAGGACATTTTAACTAATCCATCATATATGCGTGAAGGCGTTGTTTTAGATAAATTATTAGAAGCATTGATTGTAACGCCTGTTGATTATTCAACTATTTCTAAAATTGATAAAAATGGATTAATTATTGCCGCACGTATTTTAAGTTATGGTAAAGATTATCCAGTTACTGTTATTGATCCTAAAACCGGCGGTACATTGAATCGCATAGTAGATCTAACAAAATTAATACCAATTACATTTGATTTACAATCTGATGACAACGGCGAATTTAATTATGTTTTAGATAACGGAACGCCATTAAAATTTAGATTTTTATCTACAGGAGATGGAGAAAATTTAAAATTATCTGAATTTTTAGAACATACACTAGTGCAAGTTAATGATTCTAGAAAAATAGACGATATTAAAAATTTCATACGATATGAATTTTTAGCTATAGATTCAAAAAAATTCAGAACCCATGTAACTTCTAATATACCAGATTTAGAATTAAAATATGAATTCGAAGGTGAAGACGGAGGCGCCTTCACTGCAGGGTTTCCGATTAACACAGACTTTTTTTGGTTTTAAGCCAGAAGACCGTGTTCAGCTACATGAAAGTCTTTTTGATTTAGTATGGCATGGTGCCGGCCGGTGGGACTGGAATACCTTGTATAATATGCCCGTTTATATTCGTAGATTTTGGATATCTAAAATTAATAAAATGCAAGACGAAGCTGCAGCTGCACGAGAAAAAGTTAAAGCCAAAACGAAAAAGCCAACAATCATAAAATCTCCATTGTAAATATTTATATAAAATGAGAATGATTTTATGAACAATCAACTACGACTTATTGCTAAATTAAAACAACAGCCTAAACACGGCGCTGGACCAACTGCCTTTGAGTTATTAAAAGATCAAGCTGAACAATTATATAAAACATTTGAGACTGGCGGAAAAGATGTAGTACGAGCATCTGGATTTACATTAGTAGGCGAAGCAGCCATTAATGCATATGAAAAAGTTAACGTTCTCGAAAAACAAAATAGAAAATTATCTGAATCATTTGGCGTAAACACAATACGTGCAGCACAATTAAGTAAATCATTTGACACATTAGGTTTAAAAATTGGCGTTAATACTGATAAATTAAAAACGTACGCCGGCGAATTAAAAAAATTATTTCCAGGTCAAGCAGCATATTTAGCAAATGCAAAAGGTTTTGGTGAACGAATTAGCAAACAGCTTGACTTAATGCGCAATAAAATGGGTTTAAGTGCAGAAGTGACTGAAGGCTTTATTCGAAATCAAGCATTATTATCAAAAACATCGGCTGATAATTTTGATTCAGTTGACGCTCAAATTGCTGAGTTTTCAAGAGGTCTACGAGGTTCTTACGAAGGAGCATTTACTGACATTACTGAAGGTATTGGTAATTTAGATGCCGAAACCGCAGCTGTCTTTGGTCGAAAAGGTATTGGAAATTTATCTGGTGCAGTATTAGGCGCAAAAAAATTAGGAATTGAACTTAGTAAAGTATTAGCTACTGGTACTGGATTTTTAGATGTAGAACAAGCAATCGGTAATGAAATTGAATTGCAAATGTTAGGCGCTAAAGATTTAAATGTTTCTGCAATTCAACAAGCAAGATTATCCGGCGATGGGCTTAAACTTACTGAAGAATTAACGAAATATTTGACAGCCAATGGTGAAGCAATGAAAGAAAATCCAATGCTTTTACAAAAATCAGCTGAAGCATTAGGGTTTTCAAATGATGAACTATTAAAGATGTATGCTAATCTTAAATTAAATGGAGAATTAGAAAAGGAAACGTTAAGTACTGCAGACGATCGAAAAAAACAAATAAACGAAGCTATAGCTTTAGAAAACCAAAGACTTGGTATTACAATGTCGCACCAACAAGAAGAAGAATATTTAGCAAACATGCAATCAGAAGCTGATAAGGCACGAGATAAGTTGCAACAAGGCTATGCTGAAAACTTGAATAAAACTGATCAAGTACAACAAGTAGCAGACTTAGCCGCTAAAATGGATGCATCAATGAAAAATGCAATAGGATTAGCCGACGAAGTGACAACTGCATTAAATGATAGTACAATGATAAAAGCATTAATGGGTGCTGGCGGATTTTTCTCTGCTGCATCTGAGTTTATTACTAGTTTAAAAACTATGAAAACGGATGTACCTGGTGTGACTAATACAATAAGCACAGAAAAAGATGTATTCATACCAGCTGGCGGAGCAAGTTCTGTTATATCAGGGCCAAAAGGATCTTTTGCATTAGATCCAGATGATGATATAATTGCAATGCCTAATGCACGAAATGCATTAGCAAATAGAGGCGGAGGAGATACATCAGGTGTAATAGCAGCATTAAAAGGAATGAGCTTCCATGTTACAAATGTATTTGATGGCGATAAAATACGTTCAAGTTTGCAAATTCGTCAAGGACAACAACTTAACAATACTAATATAGTATAAGGAATAGATGCCAACATTACCATCAATACAAACATCATTAACGCCATGGACATATCAAACACCATATGGTAGTAACCCATTTCCTTTAAGTACTAATATTATAAATTTATCATCATATGGCAATACTACATTTCCACCATTCGGTGATCCAATAACTAATGATGGCGGATTAACATATCAAACACGCAATGACATTGTTTCAAATACAGGAAATGTAAATCCTGGTTCAATTTTTTTAAAAATAGGTAAAAATGCATTACAAGGTGCATTATCAGGAATTGGTAATCCATTAACAACTCAATTATCACAGCCATTGATATCGTCATTATGGAAAAGTGATGCTCGAGGAGAAAATTTAGATCAACCATATGCAGTCATGCCATTTGAACGAAAAAAACAATTGATTGAATGGAATCTAACTAAATATAAAGATTTTCGAGCATTTAAAGGTAAAACTTTTAGTGTAGACAATATACGACTTGACGGTGCTTCAGCAGCAGCACGAGGTGCATTTAATAATGATGCCGGTGGCGCAGTTTTAAGTGCATTATATGCAGCTGCATCTGTAGTTCCCGGAGGCGCTTATACTGCATTCAATTTAGAATCAATTTATGGATGGGGTAACCATGGTAATCCTGAATCATTACGCAGAGACTTTACTATTAGAACAAATGTAGCTACACGTTGGAAATCTGGTACAACGCCAAAAGATGGAAAATGGGTACCAACTAATAATCCGATCGAACGAGCAACTGAATTTTTAGGAGATAAAATTTCAGTCATTGATTTTGGTCAACGACGTTTAAAAGATGCATATGTTTGGAAACCTCAATGGTTTACAGGAAATGAAAATTGGACTGGAGTTAATAATTTTTTATCAGCAACAGATTTAACTCGAGATTTTATAAAATTTTATTTTACAGGACCTTCGTTAAATGCTGGTAATAAAGATGGAAAAGATGACATCATAGTATTTCGTGCGATAATAGATTCATTTTCGGATACACATTCACCAAGCTGGACAGCTGTACCCATGATTGGTAGAGCTGATCCTAATTATGCATATACTGGTTATAGTCGCGAAGTAAATTTATCATTTACAATTTATGCAACTTCTCGTGATGAAATGAAACCTATATATCGAAAATTAAATGCACTTGCTGGTTATACGACGCCTGATTATTCTGCAGATACTATTGCAATGAAATCACCATGGATGCGTATGACAATTGGTGATTTATTAGTACAACAACCAGTAATTATAAACAGTTTAGCATACACATTTATTGATGCTGATACAACATGGGAAATTAATGTTGAACAAGATCCAACAATGATGCAAGCTCCTCATAAAATATCAGTATCATTAGGCTTAAATGTATTAACAGATTGGCTTCCGGAGAAAAAAGGTAAATTCTATTCATTGGCAAAATCATTCAATGCAGATGGAAAACCGCAAGAAGGTGGTGATAATTGGTTAAGTGATTTTGGAGATACAGATCAGAATGAAAAAATAAAACGTAAACAAGCTGAAGCAGAAAATCCTAAAACAAAAATTAAACTAATGAGTCGCAGAGAAATCAGACAGTGAGACCGGGCAAATGACCTGTTTACTCAAGGTCCAATTTAAAAAAATTAACTTATGAACAGATACCAAAACTCCGAAACTATATTAGATCGTAACGGCAAACGCCGCAAATCTACTATTATACTTCCAACACCAATAACATTGGCAACGGATACATACATACGAACTACAACAGTAGAACGTTTAGATTTATTAGCCCATGCATTTTATAATGATGTAACATTGTGGTGGGCAATTGCTGCAGCAAATGGTTTAGGTAAAGGATCATTATATGTTCCTACAAATTCATTATTACGCATACCTGATATATCATCGATTGATCAACAAACACAAACAATAAATACAAATAGATGAGTACGTTATTTTATTCGCAAGTAAATACATCAGTTCAAAATGAATTGATAGCACGAGGATCTGCCGGTGTTGGCGATAGGTCAACTAAAGCGATGGACTATATGCTCGGAAAAATAACGAATGTAGAAATCCAAGCATTTGATAGTAAACCTAAACCAGGCATAAAAATTATGCCAACCGAAAGAGGTTATGCTTTATTAGGTGGTGCAAGTGTTTTAGGAAACTCTTATATGCCAAGTGGTGTCGATGGATATCTAAATGACAAAATACGTCCCTCTAATCGCATACCACCGATTATTACAGATGTTTCAATCGCAATAAACGATCAATCTAAATCATATATTAATAAAGCATCGGTATCAATATTGATATTAGATGCAGATGCTGATTTAGAAGAAATGGAAATGATATATTGTAAACCCGGACGCTATCTCCGAATTAAATATGCCCATCCAGATAATGCAATATTAACAGATCCATTATTAGATACTGTTGGATTACCAACATCTGATTACTTATTAACGCAATTTCCAGATGTAGATTCGAGCAATTTGCTCAAAATGAATGAATTTTATTTTCAAGGTCGTATATCTACATTTTCATTTTCATATAATTCTGACGGATCAATTGCATTAACCTTTGAAGCTATAGGAACTAGTAATACGTATGCAGATATACAAGTTTATATTAAAAATGACAAAGAAACTTCCGAAACTGGCGAGAAACAAACAAATCAAATTGGAAATTTATATACATTATTAGATACAGAAGTAAAAAACATTATTACAGCTAAAAACAAAGATAATATAACAGAATTTGAATTTTTATCAAACGGAACTACCGATCAAGGGATTTTAAACGGAATTCCATATACAATCGGAAATACCACAACACCTGGTACAGAACGTATGGTATCATTAGGATATTTAATTCAATTTATTTCTAGTAAACTAATGGAGCAAGTTGGTGCTAATATAACATGTAATGATACAATTTGCAAAAGCAATTTATATTCGAAATTAATATCTGCAGATTCACAAAAGATATTATTATGGCGCGGCAAAGCAGATATTATGTCTAGTACATATTACTTTGATCATAGTGCAGAAGTAGCAAAAAGCAGTGGACTAATAGACAAACGAATTATGTTTCCGAATGTAAAACCAGAATCACCTGGGTTTTCTGATAATGAAGATTCATACCCATCTCGTATTTATATCAATCTAGAAGAAATAAAATCAATTATTGAAACGATTGAAAAACAAGAACCTAAAGAGCCTACAATAAAAAATTTTTTAATAAAATTAAGTGAAACTATACGAATTAATACCGGAGATGCAATAAATTTAGCATTAGTACAAGATCCATTAATACCGGATGCATTGCTTTATTATGATGTAAATTATGTAAAATCTAATGTTAATGTTAATGAATTTACACTTCCGGCATTTGCAACAAAAACCGGCAGATCAGTTGTAAGAGAATTTTCATTAACTTCAAATGTTCCTAATACTGTTAAAAACATGATATTCGGAATTGATTCGTGGGATACTGGAACACAAAAACAAACAGCATATAATCCATATATTTATGCAGATGCAGAAACTAGAAGTCGTTTAGCTGAGGAATGGAAATTAAAATATACTGGTACGAGCATAGATTTAGCAGATAAAAAATATGAATATGTACAAAAACCAGCAAATGATCCACAAGTTATAGCAGACTTACAATCAGTTTTAAAAAAATATGTTACGTATTTTACTCCGAACATAGAAGCTTCTATACAAACATCTAAAGCTATATTTCCTATGGAATTAGAATTTACGATAGATGGCATCAATGGATTAAAATATGGCGACGTATTAGGTTTTGACGGATTACCAAGACGTTATACAGAATCATTTGTATTTGCCATCATGGGTATTACACAAGCAGTATCTACAGACGGACAGTGGACTACACAAGTTAGATGTGTTCCTAGAGTACGAATAAAAGGAAATTCATGAGACGTAGATTACATTATACACCGAATCAGATAACAAAAAATTTATATACAACTGGTTCACAATGGATGCTTGAAAATGAAGCAGAATATGTTGGCCCATATCATACTTATACAACCGGAGAAGCTTTTACACAAACGGAATGGAATGCACAAACATCTAAACAGCTATTTCCAATTGTAAAAGATGATCCTGCTACTAAACAATATAAAATATTAAAAACTATTCAGACTGCATATAAAAGTCCTATTAAATCATTTCCGATGATTACAGTAGCAGATCGTACGGCCGGATTTATCACACGATACTTTTTAAAAAAATACAATCAAATAGAAATCATTGAAATTGATGCAACACAATATACAGAATGGCAATCCGGTAAAATAGATCGCAATATTTTTATAGGTGTTGATTTGAAATGGCAGATTACAGGTCCGCTTACTACGCAAAATAAAAATGGAGTAACTATTTCAAGTGTTGCTGCACAAAATATAAAAAATATACAAGCAGCACAAGAAAAAATGCCAGAACTATCCATGCTATTGCAAAACCCTATACAATATTATAGTGATACTGAGTTTATAGTACCTAAGGATATCAACGGGTTGGATTCCTGATAAATTTTTCATATTATATCCATAATGATAGTGGATTGTATAGATGATGTATTAGGTACACTTACGTACATACAAGGTCGCAAAACTTTGTTGGTACCTATATTTTGTAGCCCATCACTTCATGTAACTGTGAATTCGTTATGTGCAATATACATTTATACAGAAGATGATATAGAAAGATTGATTCCTATTCGGCATACTGAACAACTAAGGGGCTTCCCTGAACATGTAAGTGCTTTTTTAGAATCGGAGAATATCTTTGTTCATGACAAGAAGCAGTGGCTTCAAATAGGAGGTAATGGGTCTGTATTAGATGTCAAGACCTTGTGGTGGTATACTTATAATGAAGCTTATGATGAAGGGCATTATCCAACTGCAGCTCATCAATTTTATTGGAGGCGTCATCAAGGTTTAGCTCAAGTCAATTCAATTGTTCCATTGCAACAACATTTAGCAATGTGTCAAAAGATACGTCACTATGCTTGGCCAATGTGTATGAATGCAGAACAGACAGATTCATATTTGCAATTCAATGCAACATATCCGCAAGTATTTGCAACAATTGAACATGTAGGCTTGCAAGTTGATGAAACATTTAGAATGCCAGAATTAGTTAAGGATAATAAAGTATATTCGCAATACAATTATTATACAATGACAGGTCGACCTAGTAATGCATATCGAGGATTCAATTTTGCTGCAATGAACAAAGAAGATGGAACTCGAGCAGCATTTTGTAGTAGATTTGCTAATGGTGCATTAGTTGAAATGGATTTTGATTCATATCACGTTAGATTGATTGCTAGATTGATTAATTATGATTTACCTAAGTCGTCTATACATGATTATTTAGGGCAATTTTATTTCGGCGTATCTCAATTAACAGATGAACAACGCGTTGAAAGCAAACAAATAACATTTCGATTGTTGTATGGCGGTATTGATTCGGAATTTTTATCAATTCCATTCTTTCAACGGGTAAATGCATTTGTGTATGAACTTTGGGCAAAATGGAAAGCAAAAGGACGTATTGAAACTCCTATATTGAAACGACCTATTACCAAGGATATGGTAAAAAATATGACGGCAAATAAATTGTTTAATTACTATTTGCAAGCAACAGAAACAGAAGTATCCGTACAAAAGTTACAACAAGTACAAAACATACTAAAAGAACGTGAAACAGTTATGATACTTTATACATATGATTCAGTATTATTCGATGTGCCAGTAACTGAAGCAAAAGAGTTGCTACCTCAAATCAAAAAGGTATTAGAGCAAGGCAATTTTCCCACAAAAGTGAAAGTGGGCAATATTTATGATAAAATAAAAACTATATCTTTATGAACATTGATTTAATTTTAACGGAGTGGTGTTTTCGATTACCAAAAGGTTATCCCACGTGC